GCATAGAAGTACACGGAGAACAACATTATAAATTTATTCCATTTTATCACGGAACCAAAATGAATTACTTGAAAGCCTTAAAAAGAGATCAAGAAAAAATAGATTGGTGCAACATGAACGGGATAAATTATATCAGCTTACCATATAATGAAAATTTAGATCAATGGCGAATTAGGATAAATAATGACTAGAACAACAAAAGAAGATGTTCAGTATTGGGATGAAATATTAGATCAATACGAACAATCAATAGGATTGCCAGCATATAAAGATGACAATATGTCGTCGGATGAATTAAATTCATATTTAACTATGAATCGCGATATTATAGAAAAATTATCGCCAGAAGATTGTGCTCAAATAGCGTACAGATTAGCTCAATACTCTTTTCATATTCAAAGAACAGTCAACAGAGAATCAGCGAGATATAATTGGGTAGAAGAAGTTATTAAAGAAACAATAGCAGACGAATTGAATAATTACAAAGGATACGGATATATAGAAAAATCTATTCAGGCTATTAAGCACAATGATAAAGCAAGGTCTTTGAACAAAGTAAAAAATTATGCAAAACAACGTAGCGATAGATTATCGTATTTAGCAAATGGTGTTAAAAATTTATCTGATATTATATTAGCTGTACAAAAAACAAAGGTGAAGCATGCCTCTTGACAACAACGATATCAAACAATTAATTGCAATTCTCCAAAAAGGATTATCTAATGAACAAGATTCAGAAGGATCAGAACAAGAAATAGAAATTAGAGAAGATAAAAAAATTCAACTAAAGAGTAACAATACTACGCATTCTCGATCTAATCGGAATAAAGATAGAGTCAATGAATTTGACAATATGCAAGAGAAAAATTTTCATAAGTCTGATACAGAAATAGATAAACTATTAAATAAATATCCGCCTTCACAAAGATCAAGACAATCATCTATGGTTTCGGTAACTTGTAGAGTGTGTGGAAAAAGAGAAAAAGTAAGTGCGGCACTTGCCCCAGAAGGTTCGTCACGTTATAAATGCAATACATGCTCCAGGGAGCCCGGTTAATGATTTTGTGTGATCCTTCGGCCGAAAGAGCCGTATTAAGTTGTATTTTTAGATATGGAGACAAAGCATATCTAGAAATTAACGACATTATTTCCGAATCTTGTTTTACTATAGACAGTAATCAAATAATATACTCATGTATAAAGCATATATTTGATCACAATGATAGTTCTTCTCTAGATATTGCTTCTATTTATTCTGCTGCAAAAGATCTTGGGTTATCCAATGTTCTTAACAATAAATCAGAAACACAGCACCTTAAAGCTATAATAGATTTTCCTGCTAATTTAGAAAATCTAAAGCAATTTGCATCTAAAATTAAAAAACTAGAAATAGCAAGATCTTTACACGAAGAACTGGAAAAATCTCAAGAAAAGTTATTAGACGTTACCGGATCAGAGTCCATATCTCAGATCTTAGGTATCGCTGAAGATACTCTACTAAATTTTGGTTCAAATCTAGCAAATGATAATGAGCCTCAATCTATTGGCAACAGTATTGAAGAATATATCGAATACTTAAAAAGTAATCCTATAGATCAAGTAGGTATATCCAGCGGATTTCCTATATATGATCAGGCTATAGGAGGAGGTTTCAGAAAAGGCACAGTAAATATTATAGCAGCAAGGCCAAAAGTAGGTAAAACTTTGTTAGCAGATAATATAGGTTTTCATATATCTAATAGACTAGGGATTCCAGTACTTAACATGGACACAGAAATGAGTACAAATGATCATATAAATAGAATATTAGCCATGATGACAGAAACAGAAATTAACCATATCGAAACAGGTAAATTTGCCGAAAGCCCATCTGTTAGCAAGAAAATTGATGATGCAGTAACTTCATTAAAAGATACAAATTTGTATTACAAATCTATAGCAGGAAAATCTTTTGATGAACAGCTAAGTATCATGAGGAGATGGTTGTCCAAGGATGTTGGTTTAAACGATGATGGAACAGCAAAAGAATGTGTGATTATATATGATTATTTGAAACTAATGGATAGTGCTGGTCTTGGACAAGATCTAAAAGAATATCAGGTATTGGGATTCATGATGACAGCATTGCATAATTTTGCTGTAAAATATCAAGTTCCAATATTAAGTTTTATCCAATTAAATAGAGATGGTATAACAAAAGAAAGTACAGATACTGCTTCTGGATCCGATAGAATTATTTGGCTTTGTAGCAATTTTTCTATCTTCAAAAGAAAGTCTGATGAAGAATCAGCAGAAGATGCTGGTCAATCTGGTAATAGAAAACTAATACCACTAATTAGTAGGCATGGTGGATGTTTAGATGATAATGATTATATTAATTTTACTGTAAAAGGCTGGTGTGCAAAAATCGAAGAAGGTAGTACTAAGCTAGAATTATCTAACAACAATAACAAGTCCAATGGTTTTACTGTCAATGAAAACGATGAAGAAATCCCGTTCGTATAATCAGCATAAACTAAAAATTTTATCTGATAAGCTATGCGATAGAATAGAGTCTTTGCTGGATTATTTTGAGATAGAATACAAACAGCAATCTAAAATGATTACTATGAGTTGTCCAATTCATGGTGGCGACAACACTTCTGCAATAAATATATATCCTCAAGGAGAATCTTATAGAGGTAATTGGAAATGTAGAACACATCATTGCGAAGAAACTTTTAAGCCATCAATTATAGGTTTTATTAGAGGCATATTGTCTCATAGGAATTATGGATGGGAAAAATCAAATGATTCGATATGCTCTTTTTATGAAGCTGTGCAATTTGCTGAAAAGTTTTTAAAAGAAAATTTAGATTCTATCAAGGTTGATAATAAGCATATAGAAAAAAATACATTTATTAATACCATAAATAATATTACTTCAAAAGAAAAAAGCAATACCACATATGTAAGCAGGCAAACTATCATTAGGTCTTTAGATATACCGTCTAAATATTTCTTAGACAGAGGATATAGTAAAGATATACTTATCAAATATGATGTCGGAGATTGTAAAAATTCTGGCAAAGAAATGTCTGATAGGGCGGTTGTTCCGATCTATGACGAAGAATATAAATATATGATAGGATGTACCGGTCGCAGTATTTTTGATCAATGTTCGAATTGTAAATCATACCATGAAAATCAAATACCATGCGAAACAATAAACCAGGAATATAAATGGTTAATGTCTAAATGGAGACATAGTAAAAATTTTAAAACTCAGGAATGTTTATATAATTTTTGGTTTGCGAAACAATATATACAAAAAAGCAATTCAGCAATTATTGTTGAAAGTCCAGGAAATGTATGGAGATTAGAAGAATCTGGTATACATAATTCTGTGGCTATATTCGGATCTTCACTATCCGATAAGCAAAAAATGTTACTAGATATTTCTGGAGCACTAAATTTGATCTTAATAATGGATAACGACGAAGCTGGTAAAAAAGCTGCGGAACAAATTATCAAAAAATGCGAAAGAACTTACAATGTCTATTCTATCAAAATAGACTATGATGATGTAGGATCTATGTCTAAAGAACAAATTATATCAACCATAGTACCTCAATTAGAAAAATTAGCATCATGACGAATATTATTGCTTTTGCTGGAAGAAAACAATCGGGAAAGACAACATCTGCTGAATTTGTAAAAAATGTCTTTAATAGCACAAACATAGGAACTTGTAAAATCTATAATTTTGCTGATCCTCTTAAATCTTTATGTATTAATATACTTGGTTTAAACTATAACCAGTGTTATGGTAGTGATACTAATAAAAACGAATTAGTAAATTGTTATTGGAATGGATCTCAGTTGACAGCAAGAGAAGTGTTACAAATTGTTGGAACCGATATGTTTAGAACTATGCAGCACAATGTTTGGGCAGATGCTACAATAAGAGAAATCAAACAAGATAATCAAGACATTGCTGTAATTGCAGATTGTAGATTTCCAAATGAAATTGATGTTATAAAAAATGCTGGCGGTATAGTAATCAAACTTACAAGAAATCCACACAATTCATATCACGCTAGCGAAATTGCCCTAGACCCAGAAAGATACAATGAATCAAATTTTGATCTAATAATAAACAATTCAGATATGAGTATCACAGAACAAAATAAAATTATATATGATTTTCTAATAGAACAAGGGGTGTTACCATTATAATTACATATTTTCGAAGCAGTTCGTATAACACTCATTGTATGTGTGAGCAACAATATTTTATCGAATACGTGCTCGGATGGAGAGGGCCGTCTGGACAAAAAGCCGATAAAGGTACCATAGTACATAAAGTATTAGAGATACTAGCAGTTATAAAAAAATCTACACAAGATGCTATAACTA